TGTGCCACTTATTATCAAGAGGGGATTTATAGGGAATTACTAGTTCTTCACTTCCCCACTCTAAAATGTTCTCATTAGTATCACAGTAAACCATGAACTTACGTTCCCATAAACTGCGATAAATAATGTTAAGATGGTCTCCTTTATACTTTTTGATATTGGTAGGTTTATATCTGCCACTGTACGACATAATATGATAGCAATTCCCAGAGGTATTTATTGTGGCAAAGTTCCTGCAGAGAGATAAATTAAGTCCAACTCCTACAAGTGATGTACTCTCTAAATTTGTAAGAGTTGCACAAACCTCTCATTATAAAGTTGAATTCAGAGGTTTTGGTTCTCCAAATCTCTCTAGACTTGCGTCATATTTAAGAGGAAAAGGTGTAGATCAAGAATTTATTGCAAATAATCTTGGTGAGTACTGTAATAGAGCAGCAGTTCCAGGAACAAGACTATTCACAAAAGAAGCAGGTGATCAGTTCCCTGGTATGACACAGAAGTTTGTATATAAAAGACAATTCGAAGATTTTCAAATGACCTTTATGGTCGATTATGAGTATAAGGTTCAAAAGTTCTTTGAGTTGTGGCAAGAGTTTATTACTAGTGGATCTGATTCTGCGGATGGTGTAGATCCAACATCTACAAACTATTACTACAGAATGAGATATCCAGATCAATATAAGTGTGATAGGATCAGATTACTGAAATTTGATAGGGATTACAACAATAATATTGAATATAATTTCATGAATGCATTCCCAGTGAATGTTGCCACTACTCCAGTTGATTACGGTCCTTCTAGAATGTTAGAAGTAACAGTAAGTTTTGCATATGATAGATATGTGTTTGGTAAAATGGACTCTTACTCTAGATCTTTGAGGGAGGCAGTGGAACAAGCAAGAACTCAATTAATTGCAAAAGAGTTCCAAAAAAGAGTTGAAGAAAAGAATGCGGGCAATGCACCATCTCCCGTCCCTAATGTTACAACTGACGTGTATGATGCGGTCATTGAAAATGACACGACAGGAAGAACTGAAGAACAGATCCGAACAGATATGAATAACTATTTTAATGGTTCTAAATAAAAATACGATTTGAGTTTATTATGCCTTTACCAAAAATCGAAGCACCTACCTACGAACTTGTTCTGCCATCTTCTGGAAGAAAAATTAGATACAGACCTTTCTTAGTCAAGGAAGAAAAAATCCTTGTCATTGCCATGGAAAGTGAAAACATGGAAGACATTTCACGAGCAGTGAAGCAAGTTCTCTCCAACTGCATCTTGACAAGAGGAACTAAGGTAGAAAAACTTTCTTCTTTTGACATTGAATATCTCTTCCTGAATATTAGAGGTAAGTCTGTTGGTGAGACCGTAGAGGTTCTTTTAACATGTCCAGATGATGGTGAAACTAAAGTTCCCATTGAAATTGCACTCAGCGACATTGAAATTCAAAGAGATCCAGAGCACACTAATATCATCAAGTTGAATGATGAGTATTATATGAAAATGAGATACCCATCATTTAATGAGTTCGTTACTGATAATTTCACCACAAGTCAAGAAGAGATCGAAGGTTCATTTGATCTCATTGCTAAGTGCATTGAGCAAGTTTATAATGAAGAAGAATCATGGACTTCTTCTGATCATTCGGATGAAGAGATGAAGGAATTCGTAGAAGGTTTGGGTTCTGCTCAATTTAAAGAGGTTGAGAAGTTTTTTGCCACAATGCCTAAACTTTCTCATGAGGTAAAAATTAAAAACCCGAACACGGGAGTGGAATCTTCTATCGTCATTGAGGGACTGGCAAGTTTTTTCAACTAGGTATGGCTCATGAAAGTCTTGAGTCATACTACAAAGTCAATTTCTCTTTGATGCAACACCATAAATATAGCTTGACAGAACTTGAAAATATGATTCCTTGGGAGAGAGAAATTTACATCACTCTACTCAAGCAATATATCGAAGAAGAGAACGAGAAACAGAAAGCTAACGGAGCATCTTGATGGCAATCAATGGATCCAGTTTTATGGGAGCAACAAGCAATAGAGCTTCTGCTGGATCCACTCGCGTACTGTCGGCAAAAGATAGCACTAATCTTGTAAGAACTGTTAATGCGATTAACATTAATCTCATTAGCATCAATAAGATGCTGCAACAGCAGTACACTATGTCTACAAAGACAAAGTTGCAGCAGCAAAGAAAAAGAAATATTGAAGCTGAAAATTTAAGAAGAAAAACTACAGAATCTGCATTAGAAGCTGCTAATAAAATTGGTGGATTTGTCAGTAAAGGTCTGATTCAACCAGCTAAGAAAATTACATCCACTATCTTTTCATTAGCACAAGGATTTTTAAAATTCTTTGCTCTTACATTTGTTGGTTGGTTTTCAAAATTTATTGTCAAGTGGTTTAAGCAAGATAAGAATACGAAAGAAAGACAATTAAGAACTTGGATCACTAAGATTACAAGAGCAGTTGCTATTGCTGGTGCTGTTTTATTAGCAATTAAGGTTGGAATTCCAATCATTATGGGATTACTTAGCACTATTACAAGTGTCGTTATTACATCTTTGACCGCATTGCTAAATCCATTAACATGGAAAGTGTTATTGGCAACTGGTTTAACGGTTCTTGGACTTGAGGGAATTAGTGGTTTTGTAGATTCTGTTGTTCCTAGAAGAAGAGCTAGAAAAAGAGTAGAATCTATTTTGAGAACGGCAGATGAGCAACAGATTGGAAGATACTTCAATGCTGCCAACGTTGTCGAAATTAAAACGGTTGATGATGGTGGTAGAATGAGAGATGATGAGTTTATTAATTTGGGATATGATAATAGTTATTTCCCAGCATCTCAAATAGGTAGACTTCTTTCGTTTGATGAAAGAGAAAGGGGTGTCGATATTTACAAAGAAATAGGTGGTGTTTTAAAAAAACAAGGAAGTTTTAGAATTGATAATCTGGTTTCTTCTGGACAAGCTTTTGGCAATAATCCAGATCTAAGAAGTTTCTTGACAAGTATTACAGATAGTACACAATTCCCAGATCTTGTTGGACAAGCATATTCGGCAAAGAGAGAGTTAGAGCAAAAAGAATTGCAAATTAAATCTAGAGGGTCTACACCAGATAGTGAAAGAGAAAGAGCAGCACTATCGAGAAAATATGAAAATGCCTTGTTAAAAGCACAGCAAATGTATGATACATTGCGTCCAGATAGACAAGCTGCTCTTGCTGGAGTTGGACTGAGCAGACAAAAGTTGGCTGAGGGTGAAGTTTTTGAAATGGGCAATATGGAATTTCAAATGAAGAAAATTTCAACTATTGTTCAAAATCTTCCCTTTGTTAGAGATATAAAATCAATGCAAGATCAATTATCTAGTGGTCTTGGTGCTTTGTCTCAACAATTGGAGGATCTAATTAATGTTACCGTAAATGCTGTTGCATCTGTAGATGTTCCCGAAGATGATACCCCAGAGGGAGAGATTGCCTCTCCAAGTAACATCTCTCCCTTTGACACTAGCAATCCATTTATTCCTAGAGCCAAAAAAGAGTATAAGTTAGTGGTGTTCTAAAATGCTGATAGACACAAAAACATACACTTCAATTAACACTGGTCTCATTAACATGAGAATGAATGTTATTGCTATTCGCAAAACACTCATTCGTAATAAATCATTAACAAAACAAGTAGATCAAAAAATTTCTAGTGACAATAAGAGATTAGAAGAAAATGCAAGAAGAGCAGAGGTAGAAAAAGCAACAGAAGAAAAAAATAGAATTGCTGTTTCTTTACCAAAACTTTCTCTGGTAAGTCCAGAAAGAGCATTTTCTATATTGTCAAGTAATCCTGTCGCTGCTATAGTTAGTTTCTTCTCATTCACCTTAGTTGGGTGGATGCTGAAAGCACTTCCTGCCTTAGCACAATCACTCAGAGAATTTAGAGCAAGAGCAGAAAGTTTCTTACAATCAATAGGAGCTTTTTGGACACAGATACAAAATTTCTTTGTTAATGTTTTTAATGCTATCAAAAAAACATATGATTTAATAATTACTGGTGTTGACTATTTTGTTCCTGGGACAAAAGATAAAGTCAATGAACAATTGAAATCAATAGCAAATAACCTAACATCTTTTATTACAGAATTTCCACTAAGAGTGTTAGATTTCATCAAAGGAATTTTAGGACTGCATAAAAAAGCAGAAACTCTTGTTAGGTCTGGAAAATCTGCACAAGAAGCAGCTGAGGAAGCAACAGCAGTAAAAGTAGAACCAGGACCACTAGCACCAGTAACGGCACCTGTAACAGGAAAAGTTATTGAACCAGAACCTTTAGCAAAGCTAGGATTATCTTCTGGATCTATTCCTAAAAGTTATGGGGAAAGATTTGAGCAGTATGCAGCTACACAAGCACTGAAAGAATCAATTACATCATTAACCGCTGGAACAGTGTTAGATCTCCTCAAACGAGGAGAGATAGAAGCTGCTGGCATGTACAGATTTGATACAGATACTCTAGAAGCTGCTATTAATGATAAACGTTTGAGTGGTAAATTTGATAAAAATAAGTTTTTTGATGCACAATTCCAGCAAGAATTGATTAGTTATGTTATTAGTTTTAGACAACCTTCAGTTAGTCAATACCTTCAATCTAAAGATCCGTTGGATTCCCAGATCGATATACAAAATAGAACTGCTGCTATCACTGCTTTAACTGAAGAACTACCCCTGTTATTAATGTCCAATGAACCAGGGGGATGGGTTCAATTGGTTGACATATATATGGATTGGTTGAGAAAAATGAAAGAAACTCAACTTAAGAACCAAAGAAAGATAAGTAGTTTACAAATAAATTCTAAGGGAAGGGGATATGAGATAGCATCTCTTGGTGGTAGAAGAGTAAGAAATATTGTGATTAACACTGAAATACCCATCAGTGATGATGATATGCAAAAAGTGGTAAATAGAGTTAGAAATACCTATAGTGCAAGACCTACTGGGTCTGTTGCTAATCATATTACAATACAAGAATTAGTTGCCGTTGATGGTGACACCAGTTCATCTGTTCTCTTTGGATAAAAATGGCTGCACCAGTAAATAATTTAACGACAAAGATTATTGCCACATTATTTCCGTGGAAGACTTATGAGTCTGGAACAGGATATAGAGAATACTCTGCAACTCCAGAATTTGATATTTCAAGTTATATTGCTGAACTAAGTTACTATGAGAACATATTGTCACCTGTATTGACAATAAAAGTAGTTCTCATGAACACCAAAACAACTGAAAAACTTAGTGATCTATATCCCATTACTAAAGATGATATTATTACTTTTAATTTTGATGATGGAAATTCTGATGATTTTATTTCTTTCACAGTTACTAGTGTAGGAAAAAGAGTAAGTGTTACGGGTCTTGAAGTTTTAACCGTAAACCTTATGTCTACTTGGTCTTTTTGTGTTTCTGATATTTGGTCTGCTGGTGCTCCAACACCAGGATTGAAAAAAGGTCCTACCTCCTCCATTATAGACCAAATGTACAAGGAAGTTTTTTCAAATATCCCATCAGTTTCTGGTCTTAATCCAGGAAAGTCATCTGGACTGAAAACCCTTCATAGAGATGCATCTAATGATGAGCACATGTATGGTGGAATTGCCAAAGAGGATGATCTTTTACAGTTTGGTCTTTATTTGGCAAGATGCTCCAGATTAAGTGAAAAAGAAGCAGGGTTTTTATTTTATGAAACAAGAGTGGGACACCATTTTGCTTCTATTGATAAAATGATTAAAGAAGTTGATGAAAATAAAACTCCGACGTACTATTTTAATGGACTATCTCCTGGTCCACAAGAACAAGATCCATACACCATTTTATCAATCAAAGGTCAGTCTGCAAATGACTTTGCTCTAGAGCAAGCAAGAACTGGTGGTGGAATTAGACAAGTTGCATATGACATTGAAACAAATCAAGCATATGCAATATATTTGTCACCTGAAGACGCAGCAAAAGAATTATCATCTACGAATAAAAATGAGATTAAAGAAACTATTTCTGCTAAGAATGGGACATATAGGAGAGCAGCGGCATACAAAGGTAGAGTAGATAATCTCGGTGTTATTAACAGAGATACTGAAGATCTTTGTAGAATTTTAAATACTTCTATGTTGGCAGATCAAAGAGCAATTTATAGGTACAATTCACTTTATAGTATTCAAGTTCTTGTTACTGTTAAAATCAACACTGATCTTCAAGCTGGTCAATTTGTAAAATTAGATATTCCTCAAAAAGAAGCACAGCAACAATGCTTGACTGATGCTATAATAAACCAGTCTAAAGATGCAGACCTATATATGATAGCATCCCTCTGTCATTCAGTTGGAACCGATAAGGGGTATACATCTTTGATGCTGGTGAGAGACAAACCAAAAACACAACAGTAGTAACTATGGAAAACATCGATAAGCACATTCAGAAAGATGAGGAACTTCTGAGTGATCCCACGATTTCTCCTCAATCCCGTCGTCATACGGAAGAGGAATTGGAAGCACTGAAGGCATATAAAGAACATCATCCAGAAGATGATCACGATCCAACTGGACTGGAACTGTATTGTGATGCTAATCCAGATGCATTAGAGTGTAGAGTATACGATGATTAATAGATATTCTGCTTATTTTATTGGTCATATTGTCGAACTCGATAAAAAACAAAATATCGAGCAGACTGGGTATGGCACAAAATATAGAGTAAGAAGAATTGGAATTGATGATCCAGATTTAGAACCCTCTCAGTTAAAGTTCTTTCCATGTATGCTCCCTCTAACTGCAGGAAGTGGTGATGGTGAATCTGGAGTATCTGTCAACTTGAAGCAAGGTGATATGGTTCTGGGGTTACATTTTGATCATCCCCATAACCAACAAGGTGTTATTATTGGTCTCTATCCAAGATCTGTAATGGTTCAATATGGTGGTGATGTTGTTTCATTAGATCCTAAGACTGCAAGTGGTGCATCTCAGGAAGGTGATCAAACACTTCCTTCATATAGGAATTTGGGTCCAAAAGAATTAGAAAACAGAAATGGAAAACCTGAGAAGAGGGTAGCTGATGGTAATTCAGGAGATCTACCATCAAACACAAACGACATCGATAGACAGGAAGCACTCCGTTCTGCTGTTCCAGAGGCAACTGGAGCACTTGGAAGTGGAGACACACCAGGAGTTTCGCAAAGTATTGTTCCTACTCCACCAACAACTCAAACAGCAGCAGATGTTCTTAATAGAGATCCACAAAGCATCAGTCAGTATGGAACAAGAATCAATAATACACCAACAGCAGAACAACTTGGGGAACTTGAGTCTAGTGGTCTTACATTTACTCCTAATGCTGATGGTTCTCCTGGTGGAAAAGTCAACAATCCAAATTCACTACTTGGTGGATAATAAATATTTTTGACGGAGGTAGAAAATGGCATATTTTCCTGAAAATAGATTAAGGGTCTGCCCTATTCCATCATATGATCCTGCACTGGATCCTAATAACACTCAACCCGATTATGAAGCTAATGGGTTGCCAATTCAACTGGCACAGTGTAAAAAGGATCCTATCAAGGATATGATCAATGAGTTTAAAAAATTCATTGGTACGATAGGTGCTTTTCTTTCAATTCCTGGTCAATTAAGACAAGAAATTTTTGCTTCGGCTGGTATTCTCAAAGAGATCGCAGGCGGTCTTGTATCTGGTTTGATGAATGCCTTAACCAAGAAGTTAAAAAAAGTCATTGAAGAAGGAGTTATTGCTTTTCTTGCTGCTACTGGTGGTCTTGGTTTACCAAAACTGATTGCACTTATTCCTGCAATGAGTGCATTGGAAAAAGGTCTTGTCTGTGCATTGAACAAGATCATCAATGGATTGTTTGATACCATTGTTGATATGCTGGCATCTTCTGTAA